CCTACAACAGGTACACCCTTCATAGCAGAAGCACCAAACTTTGTAAGAGCAGAAGTAGCTCCGGTTTTTGACATCAAACCTGCAGCACCAGGAAGTCCACCGCCGCCTTTACGTAACATTGCGGCAGTCATTGCTGCGCTCATACCAGTACTAGCTATCTGACTTACACCTCCAGCTACACCACCAGCATTAGGGAATGTTTGTAGGATAGCTTTGAGATTCATAAGCCCATCATTAACAGGGCCAAGAACCTCTGCCATTTTGCTATAACCATCATTAAGAGATGCTGCTGCATTTAAGCTGGTGTTATAACCACCAACTAATCCTTTTTCTGTAGCAAGGAGTTTCTTTGCCTCACTTGTATTCATCTTATAATTAGAACGTAAAGGGCTGCTCTTATCTACACCCATTGCATCTAACATCTTGTTTGGGTCTTTGCTATTCATAGCAGAGCTAAACTTTTTGTCGCTTCCAGCGCTAGCGCGAGCAACAATACCAGACGCTAAAAAGTTAAATAGGTCTGGGTCTCCTTCTGAAATTTGTTGAAGTGTAATGTTAGACTTGCTTCGTGGAGCATACACCATAGCAGCTTCAGCTTTAGTAAGCTTTTGTCCACGGAACATAAACTGATAAACTTTATTAATGAGTTGATCAGTTTTTTTAATTTCACCGTTAGAATCACGTAGTTGTATTCCCATACGAAGCATAGTCATGCCGTTAAGACCAGCTACTGCTCCTGCAGCTTGCTGATTGCTCATGCCGCTAAACGCGGTCATGCCCGCCATCTGGCTCATAATGTTATTGGCACCTCGTGTGCCTGCAGCCATACCGCTAGAAAATAGTGCGGCTTGAGCCATGGTAGGACCCATAGCGCTTGTAGCTCCGCCACCAACTAACTTGTTAGCTTGACGTATTGCTCCACGAGATCCGCCCTGCACACCGCTAAGCCCAGCAAAGGTATCTGCTGTCATACGTTGTGTAACAGCATCCATGGTGTTAGGAGCCATGGCAGTATAGGCAGCGCCTATAGCCATGATTCCCATACCTACTTTACCGGCAGGAGTACTAAACTTTCCAAGGCTCTTGGACATCTTTCCGCCAGAACCACCGCTAGCGGCATCGCCTACTTCTTTTGCGGTGTCTTTTGTTTCGTCAAGAGTTTTGCCCCAGTCCTTAGCGATCTTTTCTACAAGTTTTTCAACTTCCTTAAAGACCTTAAGCATCTCTTTAGGCAGCTCATCAAAGTCTTTTTCGCCCATGGCTCTTACAGCACCCTCTACTCCAAGAAAGGGATTACCTCTGTCGTCAGGAGTTACTGAGTGTTGGGACATTTAATCACCGCCTTAGTTTATTTAGTACCTTCTGTAACCAATTAATTCGTTCTCTAGGTGATAAAGAACGAATTTCTGTTAACGTCCAACCTTCATAGTTCTGACTTAGTAAGTCATACATTTCAGTTAGAGTTTCATAATCAATCTCAGTCTCGAAATAGATCCGCTAATGATAGCGGAAGCGGCACCTCCTGGCCGCAAGACTGACATTCTTTCTTTAGTGCTCCTAATTGTGGACCCGGGTTGCGGTCTGCGATTTCCTTTAAAATAGTTCTGCGATCAAGCATACCTAAATTTCTAACTACTTCTGGTCCAACTACGGTCATACCATTAACTTCTAGAACACAGTTCTTTAACATAATAGTATCTAGTTCTGCAGAGGTTTTATTTGTTGATTCAATAATAGCCTTCTGTGTAGAACCTTTAGGTAACGTTACCAAAACTTTGCCGATTTTACAATCTACTGTAAACTCAGCGTCTCCATCAAGACGTTTAATCTCGATGTCTTTAGAAAGGTCTACAGTAAAAGTCTGCACTTCCTCGCAGTGAGGGCACAGTCCAGGACCTAACTTAATTTCATTACCAAAAGTAGCGCACCTAATAGCTAGGATTAACATCTCTCGGTCCCCAGCAAATAAAGAATCAAGTAGTTCTTTGGTAGCTGTTTCTTCTCCAATTTTAACAGTAGCTCGTTCTAAGATATAAAGTAGACCTTTAGCAGCATCAGGAATTTTAGAGATTGCCTCTTCATCTACTCCTGTAAGCTCTCTAATTTCTGCTTTAGAAATAAGACCGTTAAACGGATCAAACAAACCGCCAGGAAGATCTACATCTGTAGCAGGAGGCAAGGTTACTGGCGGCTTTACCGCTCTCACCATTGCCTCCTGATCAGACAATTCTGTAGCTTGCTTAGCTAACTTGTTTGCTAGTTCAGGGTTTGTATGCGAATTTATAACTGTATCAGTGTTCATATTGTTTCCTTATATGTAGTGGTTAGCGGAGCGTTTTTGCTGTGTTTGCCGCTGTTAGATCAGTAGCGTAGCTTACGTCAAATCCTTCATGTACAAGCTGCATTTCTTCAACCATAAGGCTGTTAGCTCCTGCATCTAGGTTGCTGTAGGCTAGTGATGTAATCCATGCGTTGTAAACCTTAAAGCGCAAAGATGTGTGCTGCTCGTATGGAGTTGCTGCATCTTGAGTAGTTGATCCAGAACCCTTATAACCGGCTGGGTTTGGGTGGCTTAGTACCTGGATGTCTAGGTTACAACGGAAGTTTGCTCCAATGCCGCTAGTGGCAGAAGGAGTCATTACTGCAAACAAACGCTTCATCCAAAGAGGATTACCCTCTTGTCCAAGCATTACGCCCTTTGATAGGCTGATTGGAGTGAAGGAGGACTGTCCAGGGATCTGGTGCATGTTTGTATTGTATCCGCCTTCACGGTATGCAATAGACTCTGTGTTGACACTTAGTCCAGACAATGATACGAAGCCCATTGTTCCAAACCCACCTTTCCAACCAGCAGTTGTGGTAGCACCTGCTGTAGGTGTGAAGGTAACAAGGAACTTAAAATTACGAACTGGATCCGTAATTATGTTACCATTCTGAATTTCATTACTTAGTGTACTTGTCATTTTTATTTATCTCCTTTACGCTGTTGCGTTTCCTGTTAGTTGTCCAATTCTGATGACAACAAACTCTGCTGGGTATTGTAAGGCTACGCCTATTTCAATATTTACTCGACCATTTTGAATATCTGACCAAGTAGTTGTAGTCTCATCAACCTTTATAAAATAAGCTTGGTCTGGAGAGTTGCCTCGAAGACCACCCTGTTGCCAGTAGTTAAGAAGGAAGTTTCCAATTCCTGTCTTTAGGCTGTTCCATAAAAGAGAATCGTTATTCTCAAATACAGCGAATGCGCTAAGATCTTTAGCTTGCTTTTCGATGAATGTCAAAGAACGACGTACGTTGATGTAACGGTTACCAGGTGAGTTGTCCATTGTGCGTCCTCCCATAACAACAATTCCAGCGCCAGGGACGTTACGAATTGCGTTGATTGGGTCGGAGTATGTGTTAATATCATCAAGCTCTGCGTTAGTAAACAAGTGCTCAGTAGAGACTGCAAGAGCAATCTTGTTACCTAGACCCGCTGGAGTCTTGAATACTCCACGGCTCTTATCTGTAGCTAAGTATTGACCAACCATCGCAGCACCAGGTGCCTGAAGACGAACTGCTCCAGGGATCTTATTGCCGTCTGGGATGTTAACCCATGGGTAATAAGCAGCTGAAATGTTTCCAGTTGTAGATCCTGCAGCAATTGCCATAGTAGCTGTTACTTGAGCCTTAGCTGCTGTAACAGAAAGACCTGAAGGAGTATCTACAACAACAAATGCGTCATCACGTGATGCTGCATAAATCATAGCATCTCCATGAATCTGAGATGTTAGTGTTGATGTAGCTGCGTATGGTGCATCAGCTGCGTAGATAACTAGTGGATTTTNAACTGAATCAAATGATTCCCAAGCAGCAGAGTAATCTGCACGTACAAGAGCGGCACCGTCAGCACCACCAGTAAACGCAGTAGCTGCAGTGGCTGCAGTGTATGGCGTAGCTGTAGTAGAGATTCCTGATGCAGATACTCGTACAAGACTTGATGTTGTATCAATTACAGACTTGAAATAGTACTTATCGGTTGAATCCATACTTAGATCTGTAAATGATTCTACTAGGTTTGTTGCTGAACCTACTGTGTAGTAGATGTTTAGACCAAAGCGGCCTGCAACACCTGCTGGTACTACCTGTGCTGAGTATGCAGTAGACCATGTTCCAGCGTTGATAGCGTTAAGTGTAAATACAGGTGTAGCAGTGATTGTAACTGTAGCTGTAGCTGTAGCGCCTGTTACGGCAGTACCGGTTGCAGCATTTGTTACTGTGAACTGTGTTGATGTTGCAGATGCAATAGTCACACCTGTTAGGTTAAATGTAGATGTGCTAAGACCTGTAATAGTTACTGTCTGTCCAGAAGCAAATGTATTTGCAGCTGTGTATGTAACAGTACCTGATGCTGCAGATGCTGCAGTAACAGTTGCTGTAAGTGTGGTAGTTGATGCTGCTTGGTTAATGAATGTGATGGTTCCTGGAAGTGCTCCAGCACCAGTGACACGACGTACGACCAATGATCCTCCGCCATTTGCGAAGAAATTGTATGCAGCCCATGTTAATGGGTAGGTGTCGTTTAATCCGCCAAATGTCTTCACGAAGTCTCCCCAAGACTGAACCAATTGAGGATCAGTTGCGTTACCCCTAGAAAGGGCACCAGCCATTGCACCTACTGATGCACTGGTATCTGGTAGTGAGACTTGCTGTGGAAGAGACACTTCTTGGACATAGACGCCTGGGCGACTGAATGTTGCCATTTAGTTTTACTCCTTTAGGTTAGGTTATTTTCTTAAAGTAACGGGATTGTAGTTAGTTTGTGGGGGTAGTAAACGAGGTTGTTTGCCACGTTAGTTCGATATTAGGGTCTGTTAGTACCTGGTAAGCTGGGACGAACTCATCGGTAAATACTTCTGCACTTACACGAAGATTGTAGACATTGCTAAAAAGGCGCTTACCGCCCTCATTAGTATCTCTTTTTGAAAACCCTAGGAGATCCATACGACGCCATGTGCTATCTTCTGGGATCCAGAGTTGTCCAAATCTGTACGGTATTCTTACTGGGCTTAGCATAGCAGATAATATCTGTCTATCGTGCCGCGGTTGACGAGACCAAGTAGATACCTGATAATATAAATCTAAAGGTATAGGCATGTTTACCATCTTTTTAGCATTGCCAGTTTGGGTTGTGTTAATACCTTCAGGCGTGTAGGTAAGTGGCACGTAACCTCTGTGGGCACGCTCACGGTCCTCTGATACGCCGATCAAATCAATAGTGATATAAGGGTAGGTTTGATTACGGACATCTTTATCAGGGTGTCCATAGAACACAGGCACTGGGCGTGCAGCGCTTCCTCGGTCAGAGACTGTCAACCCACTAAGGCGACTTTTTAATGCGGCATCCTCATTAATAAAAATAGACATGGTTATTTACCGTTCCTATCTATCATAAAGGAACGAATAGCTGGGGATAGGGGTGTGTCTGGAGTACCATTCTCAATGTCCATAACACGGTCATCAGAATAGGTGATTACATGCCCGCCATCTTTATAGCGCATGTTAATATTGTTTACAGCCTCTGGTGTCCAGTTAGGCATACGTGAAGCATAACTACGTAGGAGCTGCTGATAGGAATCAGTTAGCTGCTCCTCTTGCTTGCGTACAGCGTACAACATCATTGCTTTCCATGAGGCCTTACCCATTTTTTGTGAGCCACTTCGCAATGATATATCCTGCAACTAAACTTCCAACGACTTTCTTACCGCCGTTTTTATTTAGGTTGGAAACACCACGAACGAACTCAACTTTGTCGGCATCCGTTTCTTCACGCAGGATGCGATTAGTAAGGTTAATCATAAATCCTCCAATAGAGGTGCAAGGGTGTAGCTGCAGGGTTCCAGATTTCTCTGGCGTCATAGGATATCATAAATGAAAAAGCCCCCTCGTGGGGGGCTAAATCATTACTTCTTTTTGGACTTCTTCTCTCGCTTGTCCTCGGCCTTTTCGCCCTTCTTACCTTCCTTGGCTTCGTGGCGCTTTTCCTGAGCCTTGATCTTCTTGACGTTTGCTACGTCCATTTTACGATCATCTTCTTGGGACTTAGGCTTACGGTGCTTCTTGTCCATCTTTTCAAACTTTTCTTTTTGTTCCTTGTCAAGACCTTTTGTGGTCTTAGCGTCCTGCTTCTTATCAGACTTCTTTGTGTACTTAGACATTACATACCCTTCTTTCGTACTACGTTGGCCTTCTTAGCCTTACCCTTTGAGTCTGACTTCTTATCATATTTCTTATTAGCAGCAGACAAAGTCTTCATTCCGTGCTTGTCTTTTGGCTTTCCGCAGCCACAGGTAGCGCACATTACTTCTTCTTCTTTTTACGTAGGGCAGCAAAGTCAGAGCCTTCTAGCTTGCCGTCTTTGTCTGTATCAAGCTTCTTTTGCTTTGGGGACATCTTCTTTGTAGTCTTCTTGCAAGCACCCTTGCAACCAGGCTTTGAGCAGCCACATCCACATGATTTACACATTATTTTTTAACCGCTTTCTTTGTAGTAGGTTTTGTAACTTTTTTCTTTCCAGAGCCTTCAGGTACGCAGTTAGGGACCTTCTTCCCACCCTTCATCTTCATACCTACTTGAACGTAGCCCTTCCAACACGGATTCTCAGCCATACTTATACCGGATAATCTTTAGGGATATAGGAGTAAGATATGGCAACCGCACCTGAAGGTGTTACGTGGTTTGAGATGGCGTATAGAGTGTCTCCGCCAGATAACCATAGTTGAACCGTACCTCCCGCATCAACTTGATTCCCGCCGTTAATTCCAACTGATGCCGTAATATCTGAGTCACCTATAAAGATATCTTGATTATCTCTATTGTTAATTGTGACTAGTGTGGGCCCAGCAGCTTTTGGTATTGAGGCTACAAGAACTGAGGATGTTCCCACAAGGTAATTGCTGTGAACAAACATTTATATCTCCTATAGGTTATATGGGTTGTAATTAGCGTAGGATTGGAACTGACTGTCATTAACCATTTCTTCAGCGTTAACCTGAACACATTGAAGATTGACTAAAGTATATTTATCGGTAACAAGTCCATCTAACCCAACTCTTATAGGAGAAAAAACATTGTTTCTAAAAACAATTCTATCTCGTAAATATAGATCTGGGTCATTAGTTATTGTGGATAACTTTCTAATGTTGGCCGCCACAGTTCCATACAGGCTTACCGCGTTCTCTATAACATCCATATTAAATAGTACATTAAGAGTATCTGTGTTATAAAAACCACGTTGATCCTGAATAGTTGTTCCTTGGTCCAGGTTTGCCTGAACTACAGGAATAGTAATTTTTGGTTTCCACAAACGTCCAGCACTACCACTATCAGCTCCTACATCGTAGATAGGGTCAATAACGCTGTTAGTCTTATCATAGATATACCAATCAATTGATGTACCTACGGTATGTACCAGCTCTTTAGTTACCCCAGAGATGCTGGAGGAACGCTCAAAGTCAATACTAAATCGACCCTCACGCTTATCTCCACGCATTATATCTCCTTATTCAGTAGGACGGCTAAACGTGCCTGTTTCTGGATCGTAAATGTCTCCCATACGAATACCTTGTTTTCCATGTTCTGTAACATCAATTGCTAAGGGTTCGCTTAATACAATAGCTGCCATGCGCTCATCTAAATGAATGACCTGTACAACTGCATTGTCAATTACGTATGCCACAATATTGGGAGGCATTACTCTAGGTGCTTCTGTTGTCATGTGTTATTCCTCTATCTCTTCTTTATATGAAATTCGTATCGACTCCCACTTATGTAGTGGGCAAGACGCGTTTGGTAACTTTACCTTTTGAGACATAAAGCAGCCGCACTCTTTACAGTTTCCAGTAGGAAGTAAAGATGGGCATGCTTTGCATATAGCAAGACGCCCCTCAGCATCTACAGTATCTACTCGTCCCAGGTTTTTATTATACAGGTCCCAAGGCCTAGCTGGACGGTCATAGGGTGTGCTCATATTGTGCTCCTTAGTTTGGTGATGCCGCAAAGTTATCTACAAAAACTGCCCCAGGATTATTTGTAGCAGGTCCCTTAATAATACCAGGTTTTGTGCCAGTGTTAGGCGATGTTTGAGCCGCGGAGTATGTGCCAATTGCTGAACCTCCGTTATAAACCGTATAGCTCAAAGTGTTGCCAGAGGTAGTAACTGATACTCTAGTTGCCGGAGAAACTAGGTTGTGTGCATTAACTTCTGTTATTGTTCCAGCAACCGACTTTAAAACTTTAATCTGATATTGAGCAGCTGTAGCTGTTTGAGTACAAGAGTAGGTAGTACAGCAAGTGTAGTAATCAGTACAGCAGTTACCGCAGCAGGTGTTTGACTCTTCAATAGCGTTACCGCAAGCACACCCAAGACTAGCACAAGGATCAACTTCGCACACATTCTCCCCATACTCGCAGGCACCATAACTATCATAGTAATAACATACAAACGAACATACGAGCTCTGAACAACAACAGTCCATAGTATCTGGTGCAGCATTGCCGCAAGGACAAGATCCGCAACAATACACGGTTTGGCTGCAAGTAGTGCAGCTTTCACATGTTGTAGTGTAGCTGTAATTGTAGTTATAGTTTGTGCCTACCACAGCCCACCAATTATTAGCATCAACACCCCAAACAACTACACCAGTGGAGTATGTAATATCGGCTGATACAACCATATTTGATGAACCTAGTTCAACTACGGCAAGAGGGTATGATGAACCGGCTGTAGCAGACTCTATTGCTTGAGTGCCGTTAGCAAACCAAGACCCTCTTAAGTTACTCCAAGCGTTTCCAGTATCTGTGTTACCTAAAGTACCTGCAGCTGTTGTTCTAGTAAATGAGTCAGTGATAGCAGCTAAAAACCATATTCTCCAAGTACC